GAGTTTTCTTTTACGGAACTGGTATTTCTTTGCTGGGGCGCATTGGCTACGGCTTCATGGCTCAACGCAAGGGAAGAGGCACGGGTGGCGCGCAAGATGCTAATGCTATTCATCGAGAACAAGGAAGCACGTGAGCAGGTCATCCAAGCACACGAGAAATTCCTGCGTGAGAATGGGCAATAAACTTGACAGTGTCAAGTAATTGTGTTATAATTTAATCTGGATTGGCAGAAGTCCGTCCAACGAATCCCCAACCGCCAAATCTTATAAATATAAGACGAGGCACAAATCAAAAGGAAATTAGAAATGTCAGAGATCAAGTTCGGTAAGACCATCACATTGAAGCAAGCAGCACAGCTTATCAAGACCAACCCCGAGACTCGGTTCTTGCTTCAAGGCGAACCCGGCATCGGCAAATCATCCATCCTCAAGAGCATCGCCGACGACCTTGGATATGACCATGCGTACATCGACGTGCCGAACATGGACTTGGGCGACATTGCCATGCCTGTGATCGACCACGACACCAAGACCACCCGCTACTACCCCAACGCACGATTCAAAGTGCACGAGGACAAACCCGTGGTCATCATGCTCGACGAGTTCACCAAGGGTGCTGACCCAGTGAAGAACATGTTGCACCCCATGCTTGAGAAGGCAAACCCACGCTTGGGCGACATTAGCTTGAACGAGAAGAACATCGTGTTCCTGACTGGCAACCTGACAACGGACGGGGTAGGGGATTCACTCAAGGCTCATAGTCGCAATCGTTTAGTCCCTGTGACTATTAGCAAACCCACAGCCGAAGAGTGGCTGGAGTGGGCTATCCCCAACGGTGTCGAGGCTGAGGTGTGTGCATGGGTTCACCAATACCCGCATGCGTTGGCAAGCTACGTGGACGCAGGGCAGGGCGACAACCCGTACATCTACAACCCACGCAAACAACAAGCAGCGTTTGTGTCTCCACGTTCGCTAGCAACAGCATCCAACATCGTGCGTGCACGTAAAGAACTTGACCAAGACACCGTGATCGCGGCACTCAGTGGCGCGGTGGGTGAGGCGGCGGCGCGTGACATGCAAGCGTACATCGAGTTCGCCGACCAACTGCCTACGTGGGAATCGACTGTTAAAGACCCAAAGCACACCAAAATTCCTACCAGTCCGGGCGCTTGTGCAATCGTGGTGTTCGGTGCAATCAGTCGTGTCGAGAAGGACACCATCACGCCATTCATGGAGTATCTGGAGCGGTTCGATGCCGAGTGGCAAGCTGTGTTCGCAATCAACATTGCCAAGACCACAAGCAAGCAGTCAATCGCGTTCTCGTGCAAGGCGTTCGCCGACTGGGTTGCTAAGAACCAAGACTTGTTGTGATGGCAATCACTGTATACGCACGGATAGACAGGGAGGCGTGGGGTTCCGCGCTTCCCATGTCGTGGGACAAGACGCAGAATATGTTCAGGCATCTGAGCACGATGGACTACAGGTATCAGTTGACGTTCGAGACAAACGTGCTTGCCAATTCGTTAGCACCAGCGATTCGGTGTTCACTGATTCGGTGGGATGACCGCCGTGTGAGTGTTGGTGGTGTTGGGCCTAGAACATCCGAGCGTCAAGTCATCCTACAAACATCCGACCCGAAGCCGATGGAGGCGGCGTTGTTCATGCTTATCAACGAGGCAGAGCAGGAGATGAAGAATGGGCAAATTCAAATCTGAGTGCCGCTACTTTGTGAGGTGGGTAACCGAGGACGTCCCACAGAGGGGGAGGGTGGGCCTAAAGGTGATTGGGTGGGAGGTGTGTGACCGTGAGAAGTTCGACAACATCGCTGTATTCAGGCACGAGGACAGAGGCGCGTGCGAAACGGTTTTGAAAATGTTGAACGACGAATCTTATATTTGTAAGGAGTGACCATGAAACTGCGCCAACGTAAGAACAAGATGTTCCCGAGGTGGGTGGGAGTGTCGGTAGAAGGGAAGACGGTCAAGAGGTTTCACACATTGACATCAGCGAAACAGTTCGTGCATGTACTGCGCCGACTGAAATACAGCGATGAAGAGTGGGAAGAACACCAGAGAAGTTTAGATTTTCTGAAGTGGTTAGAAGAAATGAAGAAGGAACAAGGAGTTAAACGATGAACGAAGAACGTAAATTGCAAAAGGCCAAGATCAGTTTGATGCGCGACCCCAAGTTCGCGTTGCTATCTGGCATCTTGATGGTGGGCAAGACTCACATTGACGAGAACATTCCGACAGCGGCGACCAATGGCCGTGACGAGCGGTATGGCCGAGCGTTTGTGAAGGAGTTGGCCGACAAGGAGTTGTGCTTTGTGGTGGCTCACGAGGCTGGTCACAAGATGTATCGACACCTGACCACATGGCGCAAGCTGCACGAAGAAAACGCAACGCTCGCTAACAATGCTTGCGACTACGTTATTAACCTCATGCTCAAAGACCTAGACCCCGAGGGCAAGACCATCCAGATGCCCAAGTGGAAGCAGGACATGCCCAAGCTCAAGGTCAAGAAGGGTGACCCGATGGGTCTGATCGACGAGCGGTTCCGTGGCATGAACGCCAAGCAAGTGTTCGACATTCTCAAGCAAGAGCAGGAAGAGGGCGACGGTGGCGAAGGCGAAGGCGATGGCATGGACTTTCACGACTGGGCCGAGTCGCAAGGACTGAGCGAGGAAGAGAAGAAGCAGTTGGAGCGCGAGATCGACCAAGCGATTCGCCAAGGTCAGATGGCACACCGCAAGGTGGCAGGTAAAGGCGCGGGTGGGTTGGACCGAGAGCTTGACGAGTTGCTTGCCCCGAAAGTGGACTGGCGTGAGGTGTTGCGCGAGTTCGTCAAGGCGACATGCCGTGCGAAGGATGCGAGTAGCTGGCGCAGGGTTAACCGTAGGTTCTTATCCACAGGCACGTACATGCCAAGCCTGATCGGTGAGAAGGTGGGCCACCTTGTGATCGGCATCGACACATCGGGTTCCATCGGTGGGCCGGAGCTTGCCGAGTTCTTATCCGAGGTCAAGGGTATTGCCGAGGAAGTCAACCCCCAACAGGTGGACTTGTTGTATTGGGATTGTGAAGTGGCAGGTCACGAGGAGTATTCCGAGAACGATGTATCGACCATCATCAACAGCACAAAACCACGCGGCGGTGGCGGGACTAGCCCTAGCTGCGTATCCTCATACTTGAAGGAGAAAAAGATTGAGCCTGAGTGCATCATCATGCTTACCGACGGCTATGTTGGCAGTGATTGGGGCGAAGATTGGTCTGCGCAAGTCTTGTGGTGTATCACAGGCGGCAACACCGTGGTCGCAGAAAATGGAAAGACTATACATATCGAGAGCTGATCTTATAAATGTAAGGAGTGACGACATGGTTGTGATTCAGATTGGGTACGAAGAATACATCTTTAGCAGAGAGGATGCGATGACGATGATTGGTCTACTTGAGAAAGCCGAGCGATACGAGCAGAAGTATTGGAGCAAAGATGAACGCGCGGCGCGAGGGATTACAAGCGAGTACACCTACCACGTGTATCCGAACGACAAACAAAACAACATGAAGATCATCAACAATGATCTGTACCAGATGGCGAAGCTGGCTGGCAAACCGGAGAAGGATTGATGGCGATAGCTAAGCCAGAGATCGAGTGGTTCTACGACCCAAGCACGTATTGGAAAGAGTACGGGTTGTTGTGCCTTGCAGGTAAGTGGGCAATCATAAAAGCCGACGGTTTCGAGTTGGAGCCAAGCGGCAAACTTAAAGTGATAACCGACTGGGTTGATGATCGCAAGACAGCGGTTGGGTTCTTGAAACTTTTGATGGAGAAGTGAGATGACAGCACAGGAAATATATGACCTGCTCGACAAGGCAGGGGTTGAGTACGAAGTGGTCGAAATTTTTGAGGGCGCACGGTTTGTGCGAGTGGTTGTGGACGAAGTAACAGGAGAATGAGATGAAACGATACAAAGGCGTGGCGGTATTCAAGTACTACCAACAGATTGAGTTAGAGGCCGAATCAGAAGACCAAGCATGGGACATGATGTGCGACCTCATGGACGTGACCAAGGCAGAGTTAGGCGATTGTGAAATCTACGATGTTGTAGAAATTAAGGAGTAAGAGCATGAGTATCAGTGCATCAGCAGTGTTAGTGGAATTGAACATCAGCGTGTGGCCAGCGGCAAAGATTGACCGCGAGATCACAGACCAAGTGAATACGAGTGCATCAGCAGTGCGGGATGCGTCGCAGACACGCAAGAACCTATTCGCAGGTACGAGCCTACGGAAAGACATTGAGAAGCTGGCGGCGCGAATCCGTCTGTACCACAACCAGCACACGTTGCCTTGGGCCGACAAGGGTGAGAGGTTACTCCCAACGAAACTATTTCTCGAATATAAAACAACCATCAACAACTACGAGCAGATGTTTGACCAGATGTGCAACAACTTCTTTGCGGAGTACCCACGTCTGGTGGCCGAAGCCCAGCAGAATCTAGGCAGACTGTACAAGGCCGAGGACTATCCGCCACTCGATGAAGTCAAGCTCAAGTTTGGTTTCCGGCGCACGGTCAAGCCTGTGCCAGAGGCGGGTGACTTCCGACTCGATGTGTCGGCTGAGGATATGCGGGAACTGGTATGTTCTTTTGAGGCCCAGCAAAAGGAAAAGCTGGCCGAGGCTGTGCGTGAGCCGTGGGAACGTCTGCATGCTGAGTTATCCGCAATCTCCAAGAAGTTGACCGATGTTGAGGGGCAAGAAGAAAAGAAGCGTTACCACGACTCTCTTATCAGCAACCCGCTGGAGTTGTGCGGCCTACTCACGAAGCTCAACATTACGAACGACCCCAAGTTGGAGGAAGCACGTCGTGCGTTGGAGTTGACCATGATTGGCACAAACATCGAGGGCATCAAGGAGGACAAGTTCTACCGAGCCGAGGTCAAGACCAAGGTGGACGACATTCTGAAACGGTTTGAGTGGTAACCATGTTGCTGTCCTTAATTTTTGTGTGGGCGTTATTCACGGGGCATCCGTGGGTAGCCTTTGCGCTGTTCCTTCATTGGGCAGATGACCATCTTTGACAATCTTATATTTATAAGGAGAGAGCAATGAAAGTGATTGGGTACGAGAACAACAACCGAGTGACTGCGAAGCAACGTCTGCAAAGTGACGAAGACTTCAGGTTGTGTGCGCCGCTGGAGATGCTGATGAACATCTTGCTTGTGGACAAACCGCTGTGGAGCTTTGTGGTTGAGCAGCCCTACATGGGCAACAAGGCTACGGATATCACCATCGTTCAGGACGACGAAGAGTTGGGCACAGTTCAATGGGCTTGGGCAGGGGGCGAACACAAGTACCGTGTCGAGAACGACCGTATCAACAACGAACGTGAGCGAGGCCGAGGCTATACAACCAAGGACGTGAGCAAGGCGGTGCTCAAGATCAAGAAAATGTTCAACGCCTTATCGGTACGTGAGAAGGTCGAGAAGGCGGCAGAAAAAGCTGAAGGTGAGATGACAGGTCGGGTGGGCCGACACAATCGTGAGTATCTGAACCTCAAGAATCTGGTGGAGAGGCAGATGGTTAGCTACGTGAACGACCATGCGTGGGCGGCGTTTGTCAATCACCTACGTGAGAATGACCAGACAACATTCAACACGGTCCAGAAGCGTGACGAGGTCTACGAGGAGGTGCAGTACATGCAGAAGCTAGGACAAGACACAGCCGGTGGCAAAACACTACTTGTACTACGCGAAGGTGCGCGGTATATTGTCAAGTCGGTTGAAGGGGGCAACGAGAAGGTCAACATCTACGACGACAACGACTTGCCCGAGTTCATGAAGCCGAAGCTGGGTCTACTCAAGCTGGTGGAGGACAAGAGCTACGTCACGAACACTGGGTTCCGTGTGGACAGCGTGACATTCATAGTGGAAGGAGAGAAGGATGGACAAGTATGAAGGTTGGCCGACAACGAGGTGCTACCCACGCACTTTGCTTGAGGCTTTCCCACAAGACGTAGACATGGCCGAGTGGCTGTACCCACCCGAGAAAGAGCCGCTTGATGTGGTGACGAGCCTACTGTGGTGCGCTGGCGTGAGCATGTGGGTCGGGTTGGCTTACTACTTTGCAAAGAACTGAAGGAGGGGCGAATGAGAAAACCGCCGAGTAAACAAGCGCTTCTTGCGCTATCTGAGTATTACTTTGAGACGGGGCATCCCATCTTGAGCTGGGATTATCTGGTGTGCTGGGGCTTTTATGAAATGTATGTGGAAGGATGGTGGCAAGAATGAAACGGTATTTCAACACTTTGTTCTTTACCCTTGTGCCGTTTGTGCTCGGGTTTGCTGTGTGCTACTTGATCGGTAGCTTCATATCCGTATCGTTTGACCCGATGCTGTGGACGCTTGAGACGCGAGGCATCATGGCGTTCTTTGGTTTCACGTGGGGCTGTGCGTTGTACTGCAAGCTGATGATGGAGGGGTTGGTATGAATGAAGACAAAGCAAGGGAACTCGCACAGCAATTCGGCGTGCGCATGTGCGATGAGAATGGCGAAACCCACGGAGAGGAACTGTACTGCCTTGGGCTTGACGACATCATCGACATGGCAAAAGTCTTGGCACAGCCAGAGCAGGAGCCTGTGGCGTGGTTGCAGTTTAGAGATAACGAGCCGCCTGTTGTTGCACCACGAAATTTGGGTACGCCTGTATTTCTTGGTATTCGAGGTGGTTTAGCGCACGATGCAGGAGAAAAGCCATGACAGAACGTGAAGCATACGACAACGTGCTTAAAGCAATAGACTCAATGCGCCCCGCCGCAAGGGTGATTAAAGACAAGCCTGCGACATGGTGGCTAGATGAGTTTGAGAAAGTTGTGCGCAACCTCAAGGAGAAGAACGCATGATGTTTTGGCAAAAACACCCTGACGGATGTATATCACGCAAGCTGATGAAAGACTGGAACGAGGAGGAGAAGGCTCTGCATGCTAGGCATGGGGCGATGGTAAAAGAAGCAGAAGCTCTTGGCTACGTTTTTAGTTTTGACCGCGACACTTTGAAATGGATTGGTCGGTTTGCACCACAGCGCACATGGGTTGGGCTGACGGATGAGGAGCTTGCTGAGTTTTCGCAAGCAAAGCTCGGCGCGTACGACCTGTGCTTAGAGGTCGAAGCCAAACTCAAGGAGAAAAATTCGCCATGACACAAACCATACTAGCCAAAGCACCGTGGCCGAAGGTTAAAGAACCCCGACAACGCAACTACACGCAAGCCCCAAGCAAGCGTCTCGATGAAAAGTTTGAGCAGTGGGCCAAGCGTAACAACATAGACCTGAAAAACCTAAAGGTGATGAAATGATGAACATAATCGCAATCATTGCGTTTTTGATAGCAGGTGGTGTTTTGTTTGTGGCCCTTGGCATGGCCGCACTCAAGGCGTTGGACATACTGGAGAACAACTATGACGATTGAACGGACGCCCGAGGACGAGGCATTTGAAGAATTGGAGGCCAAGTTGGGTAAGAAACAAATTGAGCAAGCAGTGCTGAAACTACAAGATGAACTGGAGGTATATCGAAATGAGGTTATTGAAGAAGTGGCAAGCAAGCTGGAACAGGAATTCATTATTCCGTTTGGTCAGGATACGATTGCATCGTTTGTTGTCTACATTCGGGAGATGAAGCGATGAACGAAGTAGTTTTTGCCATAGGCGTGATGGCTGGAGTGGGGGCTGTGTTTGTTGGGTGGTTGGCAGACAACTGGAGAAAAGAACGCAAGAACCGAGACAGAGTTACCCTTGGTGTCCCAGAGGTCAGCGCACATTCAGAGCCGCAAGCTCCGCATACACGGATCGGCGTTTTGGAAGTGATGAATGGCAAGCTGTTGGAAGTGTGCTCGTTCAAACGCAACCCACACGGCCCAGATTGGATGACGACCTACTGGATTCTGAACGATGAGCAACCACTCGCCGAGCAGATCGCTGTGGTGATGGCTATGAAAGGGCTGGAGAAGTAATGCCAAGGAGTACCGGCGTAGGACTTAAATGCCCAGAATGTGGGGCATGGACAGACGTGGTGGAGTCCCGCCCGTCAGAAGTGCATGGGTACAGGAGAAGGAGAGAATGTGCAAACGGACATAGATTCACAACCGAGGAAGTCGTCATCCCTGAAGAGCAGCTCACGAAGGAACGCCGAGATCGCCTCATGCGTAACAAAGAACGCGTGGTGGCCGTTCGATAGGGTTGACGGTAAGCTCTTAGAGCGAATACACAAGCAAAAGCGGAAGCTAGAAACGGAGGATGCTTTATTATGAGAGAGTGCAAATCATGTGGCCGACTACTTTTCAACAAAGACTTGTCGTGCCCTGACTGCGATGTAGAGGAGAAACCAAAACGGAAAGGGCGTGGTCCCAGTAAGAAGCCACCCCTATTCCTGACGAGCCTGCGTTTGAACAAGGAGGTGATGGATTACTTCAATTCACACCACCCCAACAACAAGCAAGCCAAAATGCGAGAAGTTCTTACTGCGTACGTTAACCAACAACTGGAGAGATCAAATGAAAGCAAAGAAACTGACCCAAGCTGAGAAAATCCGTCGCGCACTGGCCGCCGACCCCAACGCACCCCTTGGCGACATCGCTAAAAAGTTAGGGGTACGCTACCAGACGGTGTGGACAATCAAGAAGAACATGGCGAAGGCTGTTAAGGCAACGAAGAAAGACGGACTGCGCCGCAATCCAAAAGGCAAGATTCTGATGCAAACCGCACCCGTGGTCGGCACAGGCTTTGAGTACGAGCAGAAAGATGGCACGTGGCAAGTGGTGGCAGTAGCAACCTCAGACACGCCCGTCAAAGCCGACAACGTGAACCACCCTGCACATTACAAGGTAGGTGGAATCGAGACCATCGACTTCATCGAAGCCAAGCAACTCAACTATCATTTGGGCAATGTGGTCAAGTACGTCACCCGTGCCGACCACAAAGGTGAGCGCTTAGAGAATCTCAAGAAGGCGCAGTGGTATCTCAACCGTGAAATCGCTAAAGCAGAAGGAGCACAGTCATGAAAAAGGCAATCGCTGGTATTTACCTCGCAATGGTGGCAAGTGTGGTGTGGGCAAGCTGCACTACGCAGACCGTGACGTACAACGGCAAGATCATGTCTTGTACAACCTGCTGCAACGGTCCGTATTGCAACACGAACTGTTTCTGACCCACACCTTATATTTATAAGGACAAACCCCAAGCCCGCCTCGTGCGGGCTTTTTTATTGTTGACAGTGTCAAACGCTGTGCTATACTGGTCACTCCGAAATCAACTGGAGAGATTAGATGACACCACGCATGGAGCATGCGCTGGAACTAGCCGACAAGTGCTGGGAAAAAGCGTACACCGTAGAACCTCAATTCGTTGAGCGTTACCTTGAGCTAGCCGAGCAGCTACTCACACAAAAGCCTCTCGTCACAGGCGACGAATTCCGAGAGCACTGCCGCAACAACGGCCTCCACCGACCATTCAAACTGCACCCCAACGTATGGGTGTCTGGTGTCCGTGCGCTGAACCTCATCGGTTGGACTGAACGCGCTGGTGTGGTTGAGCCAGTCAAATCCCACAACCACATGCCATCGGTCACCCTTTGGAGGAGCACGATCTATGGCCGCCACGCCTGAAGCCAAAGTCAAAGCCAGAATCAAAAAGATTCTCAAAGACAACGGCGTGTACTACGCGATGCCCATCGGCACAGGTTACGGCAACAGCGGTGTGCCTGACTTCTTGTGTTGTGTCGGCGGCAGATTCTTGGCAATCGAAGCCAAGGCTGGTAGCAATCAGCCGACAGCCCTCCAAGAAAAGAACATGCGCGAAATCCGTGACGCTGGCGGTACAGCGATGGTGGTCAATGAAGACAACTTGGATTGGTTGCAAGGCGCAATCAAACTGTTGAAGGAGCCAAAATGAACGAGAAAGACGTAGACCTGAACGAAGGTGTTCAAATTATTTTGAACCGCATGAAGACCAACCCCGAAGAATTCTTTGACGGTGGTGGTCGGTGGCAGTGGATTTTCAAAGAGACATTGCGTGAAGTCCTGACCGAGATCGAGAAGGCCGCGCTGTTTGAGGGGCTGAAGCAAGTGCGCCGCATGGAGATCACGGCCAAAGCTGCGGCTACGGTGTTGAG